CCGGGCCAAGGAGTACGACCGTCGTGGTGACGTTGTGCTGCGGAATCAGGTGATTCGCGAAATGTACGACCTCCCGCAATCCGTCGAGTACCTCAAGGCCGCAATCACTGCTGCCGGGCTGCCGACAACTCATTCCACGGCCCGCTAATCCCCCTGGCCCCCACCCCCACCGCCCCCGGCACTTTGCCGGGGGCCTCCTCTGATGATGGAGATGATGACGAATGGCGACGCTACCCAAAGGCCTGCGTAAATGGGCCACAATCATTGTGGACTACGAGGATCGGCGAGACAGCGACGACGGCGTTTGGGTGCACCTCGCGAACGGTTGGCGGTGCGGTCTGACTGAGACGCATTCGGTCACCGAAGACACCCTGAAGGACGCGATCAGTGGAATGCAGTTCGTTGAGCGCTGCACCTGCAGTGATTGTCGCTGACGCCCCCCGCCCCGCCCCCGGGACTGGCTCGGGGGCCAACCATCCGGCAATTCCGGATAGTTCACCCAGGAGAGATGATGACCATGATGACCATCTACACCACCGCAACCGCCGCTACCGCACTCGGGATCACCCCCCGGCAGGTCGGCTATCTCGCCAAACTGCACGGGCTCGGCCGCAAGCTGGGCCGGGATTGGCAGTTCACACCCGCCGAGGTCCAAACGATGAAACTCCGCCCGACAGTGGGACGACCACGGAAGGGGGCGAAGTGATGATCCGCTCGGCCGCCCTCGCTGGCATCGCTCTAGGCGTTGCTGTCGCCGCGTACGTGTCCAGAGTCTCGCCCGTCAATCGGCCCGCGTCTACGGGGCTGCCAGACGCCTCAGAATCGGTGCCGTGGATTGCACGTCATGCGTATCATGCCGAGATGGTCCGCTTGCTGCGCGAGGCTGACGCCCAGCAACGGGCAATTGCCTCCCTCGCTGGCGAGCTGCACTAGGCTCTCCGCAGCAGCGTTAGGCCTTCGAGGTTCACGCTGTCCACTCCGTGAATTGATCGGTCAACAGATCCGGCCGATCGACCAATGGCCGGATGCCGCGTTTGTCAAACTCCTCCCGCCATCGACGAAACGCCGGACAGACCACGGTTTGCCACCACGCCGACGAATACAAGTGGGCGGTCTCGGCCCGGTCGAAAAACAAGCAGGCGGATTCCTCTGGGGAAAAATGCACGCCCGGGTAACTCTCGGCCCCCCAAAATTCAGGGTCACTGTGTTGCCAATCCCTCGCGGACAATACGCGATTGCGCACCCACCACCACGTACCGGCGAAATGAAACTTTGCCGCCGATGTGCCGCACTGCTGCCGACTGCGAAACGCCCCGGCGATGTGCTTCCGCTCCATCGTGAAATCGATCAGGCTGGGATAATCGAGACAGGCCATCGCCATCGCATCGCACCACGGATGCGACGGGGCTCCCTCTGCATGCGTGCAGCCCTTGGCGTGACAATAGAACGTCAGGTCGTCGCTGTCGTCGATCACCTGCTCCATCAGCCACGGGAAAGACACCATCTCTTGCGTGCCATCGTTATGCACCTCGCGGATCTCGACTTCCCCGCCAAACTCGTTGCACACGTCAGAGGCTCGATCGGTCGATGTATCGATTGCGACGGACACCAGACGACGCCCGGTGAATTGCGACAGCCGCGCCGCGACATGCCGGACACCTCGCCGCCACATGCCGCCCGACTTCGGATAGACGTGCATCACCAGATTCTTTTTCACTGGCGGGACTTCCAACTCCAGAACTTGTTCAACCACTCTTTCCGCTGTTCGCACCCGCATCCGGGCCGCTTGTCGAGTTGGCCGAACGTGATTGTGTCGATGATCTTCTCCACCACGTCGCCAAGTCCGGTTGTCTTGTCGTCCTCCGCCTGCAGGAAGTCGCCGACTTCTGACAAGCCGCACTCTGCGCGAACGGGGAGCAGCCGCACAAAGTACTTCATCCCGCAGCGTCTGCATTGAACCTCTACAGGCTCGTCGAGTCGCTTGCGTGTGTTGTCTGGTATGTCGCAGATCATTCGATGGGAATCAGTAGTACGTTTTGGTCCACGCCGTCACAGCAGAATGGAGACTGGGGGCCAGCGTCTCCGCCAAAATGAAAGGTGTCCGCGTCAAGGGTCATGACGTTTGAGCCGACACAATTAAACTGATCTTCACCGGCCGCAGGAAACCATCTGGTGTACCATGCCGAAAGTGCATTCCGATATCCGACAATCAAATATGCCGAACGGCTGATGACAACTCCGGTTGTTGCATTCCACAGGCGATTCAGCACCAATTGATAATAGGCGCTGGAAGGTAAGCATCCATAACAATATACAATCCCAAATGGAGAGGTTGGTATTGCAAAAGTAGAATACCAGTCAAACCCCGGCGATTCCCACGTACAGAACTGATCCTTCAGTGTGTGGCCGAACATATCCAGCGAACTGTTTTCGTAGAACGCCGCACGCGACAGAATGAAAGTACCGGCCGCATTGTTGCAGATGTCATCTGTTCCAGCCGACGTTGCACCGCAAGGGGAGGTAGGCGTCACGCCATACGGTGCCTCAACTTCGAGTTGCCACTTGTTGGCGACTGGGCCGCCGTCGAAGTCGTCCGCACAATACCAACACAGGTTCGGCACCAACCCAGACGTGCCGTACCCGTAGCCGTAGTATCGACGGTAATAGAGGAATGGCGGGGGAGGGGGTGGAGGCGGTGGGGTGCAACAAAAACACTGCCCATTGTAAAACCCTGGGGGCCACTTGACGCCGTGACGGTTTAGGATGTGCTCGTTCACGTGCATTCGGCGGCTGTCAGCGCGAATTGCTTGCCGTCCATGTCCCCCTGCCACTCACAGCGGACGTACCTTAACGACGACACATTGCCAAAGAGATTGTAGACGCTGGTCATGTTCACTGTCGTGTCTGTGCCACGGTCATTGCCCCAATAGATCGACACCGTGCCGTCTGCCGACTTATTGTGTGCCGCATCCGTCTTGCCGAAGAATCCCAGCATCGGCACCGACACCACAACCACAACGCCATTTGTGGTATCTGCGTTCCCGAGGACGCGATACCCGCCCGTGTCCTTCTTCAGCGTCCACGTGGCATCCCGTGGCCCCCATGATTCCCCGAACGCTGGCGTTCCGTCTGCCGTGTCATATAGGGCCGCAACATGATTCCCGATGAGGCAGACGCCGTACTGTGACGACTCGACAGGCACCGGGCCGTTGATGCGGTGTTGGCCCTGACTGCCGAAGGTATGCGGCTTCTTGCACTCGATGACCGGCCGGCCGTCCTTCTTCCTCATGCCGCTAATCCGCATCACGCCGAACGCGGGAATCTCCTCTCCCGAGTCGTTGTAGTACTCGATCCATTGCAGGTTTAATTCCTGCCCTTCGGCCCCGTAGTTGCCCATCATGGACGCGGCTTCCCCTGATTCCTGACGGCTCGGCGTTGGGCTCGCTGCATGTCCATCACCCGCCGCTCCTTGTAGGGAGGAACGTATGGGTTAGGCTCGTACAGTCGGGATGCCGAGGTATAGCAGCCGCTGCCGCCGATCTCCCACGTCACTTGCTGAATCGCCCCGTCGGGATTGATCGCTTGGAGCCCAACGTATTTCCCGCTCGCCCCGTTCGCACTGACGTAGCTGGCCAACCGCCCCCGCGCGTAATAGTCCGCCACAGGGTCTAGTTCAGACCGTGCAATCTTGTCGACCCAGACCGCCGCATTCCCAGGGGGAGGGTAGGACTCGTACTTCTCCCAGACGAGTTCCTCGTGCCTGACCACATCGACACCGTAGCCGCTTGGGGCCAACGTCGGGATCTGCCAGTAGTAACGGAACTCGCTGCCCTCTGTTCGGTGCCTCACGAGGAAGGAGCATTCGACGTATAGGACGGCCGGCGCTTGGAACAGCTTCGTTCCCGGGTTGTACACCGTGATCTGATCGTCAAACCGGACCAGCCCGCGATCGTAGTCAACGTCGAACCGTCCCTTGTACTGGTAATTGTCGGTCTCCGTGGAGTTGCGGGGGAATTCTTGCGATGTGTTCCCGAGGTAGTAGATCCCATACACCGCCTCGGGCTTCCTCCGCCTCACGCCGTTCTGATCGATGCCGGTGAGGACTAATCCGCGCTCTAGCGGGAGGATCTGCCGCAGCTTCTCAACGCTCACGCCATCAGGAGTGGCAACCACGGCCCGGGGCGTCTTGCCCTGTGTGTCGGCGATGCGGTACAGGCGGAAGATGTCCCTCACTGCCAGCTTACGCTCTTCGTCGCCGACCACGCCGGGAAAGAACATCGACTGTTTCTCCCAGCCACCGACCGGCTTGTACGCCAGATCATCGATGTGCTTGAGCGAACCGCTGGTCTCGTACCCGACCGGCTCCAGCAACAGCCTCGCCTGGTATCGCACGGGAGCCCCGAGAACGCGGATCTGGGCTGGCATCTCAGGAGGGTTGCTGCTGATCTCTTGCTCAATCAGATACTCGTTGACTGGCAGCGCTGCCCCGATACCTTGAGGCAGCAGAGACACTGCCCCCGTGATCCCGAGGACGACCACCATACCGAACGATTCGAGAAGGTTTGCTAACTCCTCGGCCGGGTTGGCCCCAATCCACTCGACGGGCGGGCGGGCGTTGTTCGGAATCTGGCTCACGTCCGCACTCTCCCCAATCGCCGTCAGCAGCAATTGGGCCAACTGCTGCGGGGTCTTCTCCGTGTCGGGAATGACCTTCCCGTCAGAGTCCAATTGATTGTAGGTGCCGTAAATCTCCCCGAACTTCCAACGCCACCGCCGATCGGCCGCAGTGAATGCCACCAGCGTCCCGTCAGTCCCACGCACCATCGACGCTTGATCGGCTTTACAGTCCTGGAGTGTCAGCGAGAGATTGCCGTGATAGAAAACCACCGGCCCAACCGCCGCGATATCCTGTTGCTGCGGGGTGATCTGGAAACTGACCACACTTGGCGTGATGCCATGCGTGAGGGTGTAGGATGCCCCGAGGACATTTTGCACGCCCGGGTACGTGGCGTAGCTGTGATTCACGACACCGTGCCCAGGGTGATCCGGCGGTTCTTGTTGATCTCAAGCACGACGTTACTCAAGTCACACCGGTTCAAATCGATGCCGTTCGTGAAGGTGACCGTGCCGATTGGATCTCTTAGGCTCGCTCCCTCGAACATGTCGCAGTTCGTCACCGTCCGTGACCGAGGATCTTGCCGGAAATCCAGTTCCCCACCGCTGCCGACGTTCGCCGTCGTCAGTGTCGACGTAGCCCGGTAGCGGCATGCCCCGCCGTTGATGTTCGCGGTTGTCACTGCCCCGGCCAGATGACTCCAGACGCCACCCGTGAGAGTCATCGTGGTAACCGCCGAGTTAGTTTCCAGCGCTCCGCCGCTCTGGTTGATCGTCGTGAGGGTACATCCCGAACCGCACCAGACCGCACTATCCCCCGCCAGATTCGTCCGGAACCCGACGGACAGGGTAGCCACCGTCGCCACTTCACCGGCCCTGTACGCAATCCCCACGGAGCCTTTGGCGATGCTTACCGTGTTACTGGCATGGGTGCCAATCCACTGGATGGCAGGAATCCCCGTCAGTTCCGGGGTGCCGCTGTTGAGGATGACGACCACCGCCTGACCAGATCCCGAGTCCAGTTGAATCCGCGAACTGCCGTTCCCCTCGCCCGCCCCGATCGTGACCGAGGTAGTCGCCGCGTCGCTGCTGTTCCCGAGGGCCAAGAACCGGTCGCGGTACTCGGTGTAGGGGTACGCTGAATCGTCGACGTTGATCCTCGCAAGTCCGATCCGCCCCGTGTAGCCCTGCGTGATGGTGATTGATGCCGGAGTAACGGCCGACTGTGCCAGACCATAGAGGCAATCGACGTTGCCCGAGTCATAGACGATGTCGTCCGTATCCACCGGCACCGTCGACCCGCTCCAGTTCGCCGCGACGTTGAAGAAGTTCGGCCCCGATGCGGCAATCGTCGTGGCAGTCGAGACGGCCCCCGACGTGCTGGACTTTGCCACGGTGATCGTGAACGGCTTGCCCTTGGTCTTGCCGATCAGCACCACGGTCGAACCGCTGGCAGCCGGCGCAGTCTCACCCGAGACGAACTCGCGGAACTCCGCCACATTCGGCCCGCGCTCCGTGACGCTGTACGCTGTCCCGAGGGCTGTCGACGTGCTCCCGAGGGCTGCTGCGAGTTCGGTCGCAATCTGCGTTGTGGTGACCGTGGTGCCGATCGTCAGCACGATTGCCCGACCGTTGCAGGTGACCGTCAGCGTATCCGCTGCGACCCACGTTCCGCCGATCGTGATCGTCTCTCGTTGTGCCACCGGAAGCGCGGCTCCCGTCCATCGTCGTGTCGCCATTTATCACCCGTTGGGGTATCTGAAGAGAAGGGACGGGCTCTCAAACTCGTAAGCCCACGACACCGCGTACATCTGGTTGCCGTACCTGCCAATCTTACTCGGCGTGCTGTACGTGATGCGTCGCCTGTCGCGATGCTCAGCCGAAGGGAACGCTGGCCCGGGGAACGTGGGCCATGTGCTGACCCCGATCGCCTGGCCCTGCTGCTGGCACGTGTAGGGCGTCTGCTGCCTCACGAGTTGCTCGACAGGCGGGCCGTACAATGTCGGGATCACAACCTTCTGCTGACCCCCGCCCCCAAACGTGAACGTCTCGGACGTCGAGTAGACGCCCAGGTCTTGATTGTACTCGGCCTCGGCCTGAATCGTGTACGTCCTGAACGTCACGTACTCCGCACCGTCCCCCGTCGGGTAGGACAGATCCACGATCCGGACGCCCGTCCGGCTGCCAGTGTTCCGCATCGCGTGGCGGACTGTCACGCCGTCCGAATCGTACAAGACAAGATCCAACCCATCGGCACCGTATGCCGATTCGAGGGCGATGATCTTGGTGGACAGATCGGACACTGAGGAGCCTTGTAGCATCCCCTGGATCGACCACGACGCGACGTAGCCAGACCGCAGCCCGACCTCGTTGAACGTCGGGCGTTGGCTGATCGAGATGATGACTTCGTTATCGGGGTGCGAGTAGCTGCCGTATCGAAGAATCATGGGGCCACCCCCTGCCGTCGCAATTGTGCCGCTTCATTGGCCTGTGCGTTCATCTGCGCTCTGATGCGGTTGATGGTGATTTCCTCCAACTCCTTCACCAGAGGAGCAATCCGCTCCTCCAACGCATCCGCCAACCGCGACGGGTCAAGGTCAACGCTGATCGTCTGCTTGATGTCTGCCGTGATCTTCGCCTCGGCCTCGGCGATTTTTCGATCGAGCCCCAGCAGCTTGACGATCTCCGCGAACCCAGCCGCATCCGCCCCGGCCTTCGCTTGCTCAGCCATGATCCCGCGAAACGCGACATTCCCCCTGGCAAACTTCAGCTCCTCGCTGGTCAACTGCCCCACGCCGCCCGGCCCGGCAACCTTGCGGGCGATGTCCAATGTCGCCTGTTTCTCGCGGACGTCCATCAGCCCGAACTCTTCGCGGGCTGCGTCGATCCGCTTGCGGGTCTCCTCGATCAAATCCCGCTCGGCTTTGGTCCGCTCAAGGATGATCGTGTTCAGATTGCGCTCGTTGTCCAGCCGGGATTGCTGGACGTTGGCGAAGCGTTCTTCGCGTGCGCGGGGGTTGTTCTTGGCCACCTCTTCCAGAACAGCAGCCTCGGCTCCAACACCACGCAACGCCCCAAAGGCAGCTTGTCCGCCAAGGCCCATGCCGCCCATCATGCCCTGCATGAACGGATTTTTTTCGATTCCCTTGGGAATCATTTCGTCGATGACCTGCAGGAACTCTCGTCCCGGCTTTACAAATGTTTCTTCGCCACCGCCCGCAAGATCCTTCAGCAGACTTGTAACACCGCCCAACACCACTTTGGGGGCATTGAATGCCGTGATGGTGGCCGAGGCAATGCTGAGGAATTTATTCTCCGCTCCACCGCCGAAGAAGCCTTTTCCTGCCTGCTGCGTTGCTGCGGTCGTCTTGCGGATCTCTTCCGTCGCGGTCTTGATCTCGCGGGCGAACGCTTGGACCTCGATGATCCTCCCGCCTCCGGCCTGCATCAATGCACCGCCGTCACCACCACGGACAATCATCCCGCCGCCACGTCCGCCACCGCCACCGGCCCCAGGCAGAAGCATACCACCCCCGCCACCACCACCACCGCCTGCACCCCCTCCGCCCCTCGCCCGCCGGTAGAACGCCGCGTAGGCCGCTTCCACACGTCTCAGGCTATCGAGGTGTGCAGCCTCGACCCTCTTGATGTCGGCGAGTTGCTGGTCAACGTGGTGCCGCTGTGCCTCGCGGATCTTGTTGATGCTCGCGAGTTGTGCTGCCTCGATCGCCTTGGTGACGGCAATCGACGCCTCTGCGGCCTTGCGTGCATCCGCCGCCGATGCAAACGCCATCCTGACATTGATCACCACATCAGACGAGACACTAGCCACGGCCACGACCTCCGATCAATGCGCCAACCGGTCCCGCGACACGCAACGCCAGTTCCATCTCTGCCGAGTCGCTCGCCTGCCGAATTACTGCCGCATTCCGCCTGACGATCGCGTCATCGGGGAAGATCCCCACGGCTCGACACTCGCTGTAATGCTGATACGCCTGCCAGTTCTGATCGGTCAACGCTCGGGATTGCTCGGGCGTTCCTTTGGGGCAGCCGTTCGCCCGGGTACGACATGGCGGGAGATTGCCGACGGGCCGGCGCACTGGCTCGCCACGAACTTTCATTCTCTCCCCCGCCTTCTCGTCGTACACGAATGCCTCGCAGTCCTGACAATCGCGGTGAGCAACTTCGGGGTGCAGGATTGTCAGCCGCACCCCCTCCGCTAGTTTTTTGCGGTGTCCCCCGACTCAGTGGCCCCGCAAAGGATTGTCCACAGCCTCAGCACGAGGGGATTGACCAGCCGCTTCACGCTGTCCGCAGAAACGGGAACCGATTCCCCAGACGGGCCGGTGATGTTCCACGCGACCAGCTTGCCCGCGATCAGATCGCAGACCAGCCGACTCCATCCCGCCTCGTCCAACCCCTTTGACTTGGCGAGGTATTCCGCGAAGTCGGCAGCAGCCATCGGGCGAAATGTGATGTTGATCTCGTCCCACAGATCGCACGCGGCAATGGTCATCTCTCGCGTGTAGCCATCGGGAATGTACGGGGAGGGCATCGTGTCGCCTTATGCTGTGCTGTCGCTGGTGATGACGAGTTCCTTCGTTGCTCCGCTGCTGCGGGCCGATCCCGACAGCGTGAGCAGGATCTCCCCGGGACCACCGACAACCGGGGAAGCATCGGGGACCATCAAGGCCGCCACGGCAAATGTAATCGACCGGTTGCCGTTCGTCAGCACGAAGGTCGCCGAACTCGCCCCGGCCGAGTTGATGCCGTACAGATCGACTTCATCCGAGGTATACGGCACCGTCAGAGAGAGAGTCACGTCTCGGCCCTCTGTGTGAATGTCGGTCGCGGTCTGGCTGTTCGCGAACCGGCTGTTAATCCGGTTGTCGATCGTGAGCTCCCATTGCGTGACCGTCCGCGTCGTTCCCTCGATCGTGCAGACTGCATCAGACCAGACATAGGGCGGATCGGTCGGGGCTGAGATGCTCGGGAAAGCAGTCGCGGATACGACCTCCGTCTTGCCGGTCAACTCACAATCGAGTTCCAAGGGCCCGCCAGCCGAAGCCCTGAACGTCGCCCGGCCGACCTTGCAGCCACCGTACACGAACCGCTTGGCCACTCGATCGATAAGCACGTCGAACGCCGGGAGAGTCTCCGCGAAGGCGAACACGTCTGTCGATTCGTTGGCCCCCATGATCCGTGGGAGGATCAGGTCCAGCATCAAGGGCGTAGCGTGAAACTGCACGCCACCGCTGACCCGATAGATGCTGTCCCGTGCTCGCTCGATCGGTATGGATCGCGTCCCACGAATGCCGTTGGTCTCGACGATCTCCTGCTGCTTCCGCAGGCTCTCGCTAATATATTCGAAGGACTCGGTATAAGATCCGATCGCTGTCCCAGTCGCCGCCATCGAAAGGCGACTCTGGTGCCCCATGCTCGCATCAGCCATCAGTTGATTCCCTGATTGATTCTCGCTGCCACCGCATCCGCCAACCGCTGGCCGATCTGTGTTGCCGTTGTCTCGTTGATCCCGACATGCGGACGGGCTGGCATCCGCTTCGTCCCCGTCTGGTGAAAGTGTGCGTAGGGAACCTCAGTGCCAAACGTCAGCCACGTTGGGCCAGTGATCCACACCGTATCCTCCGTGCCGTTGGGCGTCGTGAGGCTCTCGAACATCCGCCCGGTATCGACGAGGATCGCGGAGTGTTCCTTGCGGGCAATCGTCACCGGAGACAGTGGAGCCCACGCTTCCCCGTTCGGCCCGTGCTGGCCCAGGTACATCTCCCGCTCCCAATCCTGGATGATCCTGATGGACTCATCGAGGGCTTGCGTATACGGGCCGTCTGACGCGTCTTCGGTTGCCTGAATGACCACGTCGATCAACTGGCCGAGGCTCGGGTATTGCTTCACGTCCGGCCCTCGCGGTTGGTGATCCGCAGAACGAAGCCCGAGACGAACAGATCCCGGGCGAAAGCCGTCTGATCGACGATCGCCAGAGGCTGCACTGCCATCGTATAGCCCCGCGTCGAGTCCAGCCGCTGGTTGCTGAACGCCTTGCGGATCGTCTCACGCCACGTCAGCCGCTGATCCAACCCCAGCCGTTGCTTGTCCATCGGCTCCTCTGCATCGATCCGCAGAGATGCCACGAGGGCCACGAGGACAGGATAGACGATGTCATCCCGCACGTTGGTCGATGCCGTGATCGCCTCCGCCCCGAACGGGCTGATAATCACTGCGGGCATTCGCTCCGACGGCATCCGGGCAATCTCCAACGCCGCACTCTGGCAGATGACGACATTCGCACGCGAGATGCCGGGTAGATTCAACGCCTGCACCTGCGTCTGAACTGTCTCCAGAATGATGGTCAACTCGGCGGGCATTAGACTTGCCTCCGACAGATGACCGTGTAGCGCGTGTCTAGGGTGGCATGGCTCGCGCTCAGCACCCGCCACCGCACGTTACTCGCGTCGATGATGATGTCGTCGACCTGCACGCCACGGGAACCGGCTTGGGTGGCATTGAGCGTGAATCCCTTCTCGTCGCCCACGATGTCGATTCCAGCCGCGTTGAGTCTCTGTCTGTTGACCACCCCACCCACCGCGTTATCGACGGTTACCGACGTGGCACCATCCGGGCGGATCTGCCGCAGCGTGACAGTCTCGCCGTTGTCGAAGATGGTGTAGTCGCCGTCGATGTTCAGCGTCATGTCGTGGCCTCGCCCAACTCTTCAAACGCCCCGACCGCAGCCGCCTGAAGGTTGTTCAGCGCCATGATCTGGCCGAGGATCGCGGTCCGGTAGCCGTTCCAGTCGACTTGTTGCCCATCGATGTTGTAGCTCGGCTTCGGGTTGGCTGACTCGGTCGCCAACGCCGTCAAGAGGTTACTTCGAATCGTCGCGATTTGCTCCGCGTCGCCTGCCATCAGACCGCCTCAATTTCCAACTTCTTGCGGGTCAACACAACGCCGCCATTGCCGTTCCCGTTGTACGCTCGAATGGCATCCTCGATGGTCTGGGCCTCGACGATCCGCCAGTCTCCACCAGACCCCAGGGGCCGCATCTTGTAGCGCGGCAACTGCACGCCAGGAGGGGTCTCCTCCAGCACTGCCACAGTCTCTACGCTCTCGGTCACCTGCTCGACAGGCTCCGCCGCTTCCGCCTTTTGCTTCGCCATGCTGCATCCTCCAAAAAAGAACCCCCGCCAGCTTGTGGCCGACGGGGGCGTATTGTGTCGGCCGTCACGCGGCTACTAGGCAGTACACTTCACCATCGCCCGGGGCTCGATGGTCGCGAACGCACCCCTCTCAGACGCTTTGAACCGCATCACTACATCCTGCGTGAATTCGGCCTCGTTGTTTGCCGGGGCTTGCACCACGGTGAGGGGCCAGTTCTGCATGTAGCGGAAGGCTCGCCGAGGATCTCCCAGGAACCAACTGGTATCCGTGTTCATTCGGGCCGCCAGTTGATTGGTCGAGACGATGGTGTAGTTCGTGATCGGGTTGCCGGTCTTCGTCTCCGTGGGATTGCCAGTGGTGGCGTATCCTGGCGTCGTCACCGTGATCTCCGTCGCATTGATGATCCGACGGGCCGTATACAACAGCTCGCGGTTTACGATCAGATGCGATGGATTCAGAAGAATCGGCTCTCCGGTTTCTGGATCAAGCATTCCAGAAAACAACCGCTCGGCCGCGTCGATGTCGGTCCAGTCAACCAGCGCATTGGACGCTGCCAGATTGTCCCACGTATGCGTACCTGAGTTGTCCCCATACGTCGCGATCGTGGTATCCCGGTAGCGGTAACGATGGTCGGTGACGTTCTCGTCAACCACGCAATCTATCGCCCGCTTCTCTTTGTTCAGGCCGAGGGCCTCGCCGACCTTCCGACACCGGTCTTCCAACACGCCCGTACGATCGAAGAAAATGGCTTCCTTCGTGACCTCGACGATCAGCCCCCGCTTGGTGGTCGTGGGCGTGTCGATGTAGGTCTGGCTCACACCCGCCTTCGGGTAGGGCTGGCCCTCGTCGACGATCAGGGCTTCATCACCGATGCCGCTAATCCCCGGGATACGCTCGCCGTTGAATTGCGTATTCACCACGGGAATGATTCCGGTGAACACGAAGGCTTCCTGCTCGTAGGCCTCCATCACGGCATTGTACAGCAGTTGTCCGCTGATCTTGGCGAACTGACTGGACGCTACCACAGAGGCAGTTTCCCGCAGTTCGGTCGACCCGTTCTCACCCGGGGCGTACATCCCGACGATCTCACGACCATCAGGGACGAAGTTCTCGAACAGCTTGCGAATCGAGAAGTCGCCGAAGCAAATCTCCTTCTTCCGCAGTCCTTCCGACAGATCGGCATTGAACCGATCCACTTGGCCATCGCGTTGGGCGGCCTCAAACAGCCGTCGCAGTTGAGATACGTTGATCATGCTTAGCGCTCCTGACTGCAGACGACATAGTCTACGTTGAGGGTCTCAAGATTGGCTCCACCGTTCTTGACGCCCAGGCCAATTTGCATTTCGGTCGCCGAAGTGAAGATGTAATCGTGCTGGGCCACGGCCACGCCGTCGACGAAAAAGGTCACATAGGCATTGGTAGCCGAATACGGCATGTACTCAATCCGCAGAGTCTGGTACGCCGCACCGCCAGCAGTCACAGCCCGCTTCGACAGATTGTTGACGTTCGCCGCTGTGAGTTCGTTGGTCGTCTGGGTCGTGCTATTGCTGGTCTCGGTCTGCCACACAGTCCCGCCATCGACCTTGACGAACACCGCTCCGCTGTACGAAGCGGGAGGACCAGCTCCGTTGTCCTGCAACGAGTTCGCTCCCACCGCATCCAGCAGCCCCACGAGAATGTTGGCGTCGTCGGTGTTGGCCTCGGTGAACTGAACTCTGGCCTCAAAGAGCAACGGCTTGTCAGCCGCGAACTTGAACACCTCGTTCGCCGACTCGATGTAGGCTTCGTCGTTGTCCGCCACGGTGCCGTCAGACGCCACAAGGGCAATAATCCCACCCGCCGCATCCCCGACACTCGCCGTGCCGGAATCGGTGAGGGTGGTTACCCAGTCCGCCGAGTCGACGTCGCGAGTGAAATCATCCTGAATCGTGAATTGGTTCCGGAGTCGCAGCAACTCCGGCAGCCCATCGGTTCGAACCGCCATTGCGGCCTCCTTTTAGTTGGAACGAATGGCAGCGATGAACTGCCGGGAATCAGTCGGATAAGACACCGCCGCAGCCACCGGGGGAGAGACGGCCGGACGCCCCGCCCGTTGCGTCACCGGCCACGATTCGAGCAACGCCGCCCGCTTGCCAGCGTCGACAGCCAAGAGGGCCTTGAGTCGCTCAGGGGTGACTTCTCGGCCAGACGACTCCAATAACTTCCGGGCGTCGTGATCAGCCTTGACGATCGCGAACCCCTCCATCAGGGCGTCCAGTTTGCTCAGCACCGGGGCCAACGATTCGGCCACCGCCTTCTTCACGTCGGGCATTTCTTCCTGCTCTTCCATCTCGGGCTCTGGCATATCGCCAGTGGGGGCCGCGTCGGCCTGCAGCATCTCCTGCGCCTTGAGGATCGCCGCGATGCGCTTCATTTTGCTGGCTCGGTCACCGTCACCGGCCAGCACTTCGGACACCATCGCGCCGAAGTAGTCTTGGCCCTCGGGAATCAGCTTGTCGGCGTATTCGCCCATGCCTTCCGCCTCAAGGGCTTTCTGTTCGCCCGCCTCCATCGCACCTTCGCGGATGGTTTTCATTCGCGTCTCGCTTTCAAAAAGGCCCGCATTGGTGGCGGGAGTCTGGACTAGGTCAATCGAGTGAACCCGCTCGACGGTCTCTACAATCACCTGCTTGCCATCCATGCGGACGGTGCCCTCGGCGTGATGCGACAGGCCGATACGGTTCGGGTTGCGTTCTGCCGCCTCGGCAACGAGTTCGGCCTGCGGATGCGATTTGAGGTAATGCAAGTCCCCATACACCGCCCCCTGCTCCTGCCGGACGTTGCGAATCCAGCCGAACGCCTCAGCCAAGGGTCGGTCTTTCCGCTCGGTCGCGGGGTGATCCACATTAACGGGAGCGCCCTCGTACAGTCGGGCAGCCTCTGCCATCGCACGCGGGCTGTAGCGCCTTCCGTTGCGGCTGTCTTGCCCCAGGATGCGTACCCCCTCGATCAGACCGGCTTCACGGTCTACTCGTCGGGGGGCAATCGTCGTCTGCTCGGTGAGTCGCATATCCCGATTGTCACCGGATGCAACTCCCCCGCAATATCCACACTAAGAAAATGGGGCGTTCATACAAAATCGACCCTGGGAAACGTTTTTCCCAGGGTCATGGAACCCGAATCTTACGGGCTGCGGTCTCGGCCTTCGTCTGCAAATAGCACCGGCAATTCGGGTGCGCCGGCGGCCCGCCATTCTTCACCACTTCTGCCGATGCACGCACACCGCCCGGGGCAACGAGGTTATCAAGGACCAGCCCCCACAAGTCCGCCACCTTCCCATGTAGGGGCCGACAGACGGGGCAGACTCGCCCGTCCTTCTCAGTGATCCACCGCGTCACGAGGTTGTAACCTGCAGGCTCGATCACGATTGCCGTCGCGTTGGTGCCCTCGGTCTGTGCCAACGTCGTAGTCGTGGCTGCGGTCACTGCGTCACGATCCGGGCCGAGTGCAGACACAAGCACACCCTCGACGTCCGCCGCCGTCCCTGTGCGGATCAGATCGCCCGATGCCGTCACAACCTCTTTCGCCGACTGCATAGACGATCTGGCAGACTCTGCCGCGATTGCCTGCGCCCTGATCAACGCCTGCCGGTATGCCAGCGTTCTGGTCGCGTCGCTCGGCTGTTGACCAGCGGGCAACAGTTCCTCCACGTGCTGATTGAGGGTGGCAAGGATGATCGCCAACAGGATCAACGCCAGTTCCCGCCTGCGCTCCTCCTCCCAGCGGTTCCAGTCGGCTTCGCTCACGTTGCGGATGTCCGGGGGATTGCCCAGCATCTCCCGCAGTTCCCGCCGCTGCTTGGATGTGAGGCGAGACAGCCGCTTCGAGAAATCAGACTCCACACCCATCCGGTTTGCCAATTCGCTCACTTAGGAATCTCCGTGATTTCCGCCAAGATCCCGCCGCTCGGAGTCTGAACCGCCTTGTTCACCCTAAACTTTGTCCCACGAGGATAGAGCACCTCCGCCTCTGTGCGTCCCTGCATGGACACACCCGTGATATCGACTCCGCTCTTTCCGTTGACGACAAGAATCACGTTGCCCTTGTAGGTGTCCTTATTCTTGAACGCCTCCGCCTCGCCAGACCGTGCCTTTGCTCTCGTCGAAACGTAGGCATCGTCAGTGAATGTTCCACCAGTTTGCAACATTGAAGCAATCCGTCGGCCTGATTCCGTGTTGGTATCAATCTGGAAGGATCGCAGAGTCCGCCCGGGCTTCTTTTCCGCTCGCTCCAGATAACCGTCGATGCTTTTGGCAATCGTCTGGGTATCCTTACTGGCCTTCCCCGATCGTAGTTCACTGTTGACCTGCTGGAATTTGTCAGTCGTATAATCCTTCACGGCATTGATCTGCGTCGGACTGGGCTTCTGTTTGGGTGTCTTTTTTTTTACAGCCGCTGCGATAGAACCACCACCACCACCGCCGCCGCACGTGTTGCCAGACGTGAAACCACCCGCGCCTGTGCCGCAATTCTCGTGCAGTTCGCTTTGATGCAAGGTCTCCAAGATCGCCCGCGCTTCGGGCATGGTTGCGACACTCTCCAACGCCGCCACGACAGCAGCGTCTAGGCTCGACTCCCGCACATTCCCGACAATCCCAGCTGCCCAGTCGACGCCACTGGTCCCACCCCAGCCCAACCACGCGACGTGCCCGGCATCCCGCCATGGCTCGCCCTCGAACTCGGGGGCCACGTCCGCGTTCTTCCTGTGCCTCGCAAACGCCGCCATCCGCCCGACGGTCTCGCGTGACAGGTTTTCCCCGCTAGCCAGTTGATTGGCTCGCGTCCATCCGACCTGCGTCATTCCGGCGACCGCGTCCCCGTGCTGATCCCGCCACTTCAGCACCCGGCGGGCATTGTTTCGGGCTGCTTCGGGAGGGCTGTAGCTGTCCTCCGCCTCCCTGACCGGCATGATCGACGGGGCAGGCGATTGGCTTGGTCCTTCCTCCGCTCGGTTGCGCTCTTCCTCCTCGTAGTCCAGCCCCATCTGACGGGCTGCCGTTCTCTTGCTGACGACGCCCATGCCCAATTGGATCTGGGACACGTCCGCCAATTCCCGGGCGTTCCTGCTGGCCACAGAGGGCTTCTGCACCGCGATGTCCACGATGGCCTCAATCTCTGGCCATGGTCGGGCAGTCAACAAGCCCCGGTCGTGTTCAAATCGCAGCACCTTCCAGAGTAGGCCGGTGAACTCGCGGACATAGAACGATTGGTCGGCTTCCCTCGCTTTGACGAATGGGGATTCGGCCACCAACGTGCTGGCGTAGTTGGCGTTACTCGCATCGCCGCTGACCATGTACTCGGGCATCGCCCATCGCGTCCCGACGATCCGCAGCACGTACTGCGAGACTTCGAGGAAGCCGCTGTTTCGTTCGGCCCCCATCGGCCCCGGCTTGTAGACCAGCCCCGGCGATGGCTTCAAGATCGTGCCCGGGCGATACCTCTGGACGTTCTGCGTCTTCTGTCCACCTCCGACCACCTGCCGCCCGTACTGCGCGACGGCATCCGACGCCCCGAGGGTCTGAATGCTGGCCTGTGACGTCCCAGGGGGAGCCTCTAGAATCCACGCAATCGCCGCCTGAAGCGCCGCCCCTTCGGCCATGTTCCGCCGCAACTTCGCCTCTCGGCTGATCTCCTCGACCACCAAGAACGTGTCAGAGACGCCCCGCTTGGCGTTCCGGGAGACATTCCGCTTGATGTGGCACATCCTGCGGGAAGGGATGTAATCCCAGTCCAGCCCGCCGTCATCCCGCGACAGATGATACCCGAAGGCTTCGGCTGGACGGTTCGCCGGGCTCCTCACACCGTAGGACCACGAGGTAACACCCTCGAAGTCACTCAGCCAGTCCTCTAGCTGCCGCACGTTACCCGGCTCGCGGATCTGGTCCGGCTCGACCATGCACAGCGTTGGCCTGCCATTAGTCCCGAGTTCCAGGTAGCCGAACGCCTCGCCATCCTCGCGGCTGCGGTGATGCAACTCGCGGTCGAGACTGCCGACCATGTCCACGTCGTCAAGAAACTGATCGATCACCCGCTGGCACAACTCTACGAGGGCCGCATCCTGCCCCTGTGCAGTGAACTCGAACCCCGGGCCGAACGTGTATTCCGCCAGCCTATCGAGGGCCGCCGTAGCGACAGGTGTCAACAGCGACAGGTTACGGGCCGCCCCGCGAATGTAGGCTAGATCGACCTCGCTGTCATAATACGGTTTGAACCGCCCATCGCTGCGATCGGTGACGCTCGTGAACGGATTGACGGCCGTCGGGTAGCCGAACGTCGGATCGTCATAGAGGTAACCCCTACGGTCGATCGTCTCGGGGACAAACGCCTCCATCAGTGCCTGAATCGCCTCGCTCATTGTCTCGCCTCGTTCGCTTAGTCTTCCGCCCACACCGCAGACACTCGCGGTATTCCACCCTGCCCAACGATGACCGCACCCGCATCGGATGCCCGCAGACACACCACACGATCAGACTACGATACCGGCCCAGAGTCATGGAGTGTATGCCAGTTCCTCCGAGTCGTATTCCGTTGCCGCGATCCCGTTAAGCGTCCGCACCGCCATTTCGAGCGCGTCCGGCCCGTCGTCATGGTCACCTCGCGGGAACTCCCCGAGTTGATCGAGCAGCAGCCGGGAGCCCGGGGCATCGCTGAACCGGAACATGTCCGCCGCCAGCAGAGGGCCGAGGGACGATAGTCGTAGGATCTTGTTGCCCGTATTGATCACCGTTTGCAGTGGCAGCATGATTCCGTGAGACATGGCCGCAGACTGGAACGACTCGCCGAGTACCCGCTGGAAGCCGTTGCCCTCCAAGACCATCAGGTTGGCCTTGTGCCGGGCGTACATCCCCACGGCATCCGCTGCGATCTCGGTCTCGCTCCTCCGCCTGATGTCCGCGTCGACCCACAGCCGCCCCGAGGCACGCCCCACGAAGACGATCGCCGAGTAGTCGCCCTTGCGGTCATCGGCACCCAGCGATGGATCAACCGCGACCACCCCGAATTCGAACGCATCGGGCCACCGTGCCGCCGTCACGCGATCCCCCAGGTACTGACCCCATTTGCTCTCCCCCCACTTGCCGGGCCGCTGCTGGAACAAGGCCCGCCACCAGTATTCCGACCGCTCCCGCCGCATCTGCTCCAGCCGCTGCACAGGATACCGCTCCGGCCAGAGGGCTTCTCCCGGCTGCCGACCCAGCACGTCGCCCGGCTCGGCCAGCGCCGGCAAAGTCAACCTGCGGATCTGTCCCCCGCCCTTCAGCAGCCGCCCGAAGATGTCGTCCTCATGCCATCTGGTCATGATCCCGATGACCACGCCCCCCGGCTCTAGCCGCGTCGATGCCGTCGACTGCCACCAATCCCAATGGTTTTCTCTGGTCGTGGCAGACAACGCTTCCTCCGCGTTCTTCACTGGGTCATCGATGATCAGCAGATGTGCCCCTCGCCCAGTCATCGGACCGCCCACACCTGCCGTGCTCATGCCCCCGCCCGCTGTCGTGCTCCAATCATCCGCCGCCGAGTTGTCGCCCGACAGTCCCCGACCGAACACTGGACACGCCGCCTCGACGAACACCTGCCGGGCTTTGCGTCCCCACGAACGGGCAAAGGTCGCCTCATATGCCGCCAGCATTACCCGCCGATCGGGCCACACCCCGAGATACCACGCCGGGAGGAACTTGCTGACCAACTCGCTCTTGCCATGCCGGGGCGGAGCCTCGATCAACAGGATAGGCTCACTCCTGCCGGTGATCGTGTCGCAGATGGCTTCCGAGATAGCCGCGACATGCCGAGGCAACAGAAACCGCCCGTCAGTTGCTGCCCGGGCAAACAGTGCCGGTGTCAGACACTGCCTCGCCCTGTGCCCATCGGACATATCCCGGCTCCTGAAGCATCGCCGCCACCGTGTCCGCCGTCCCGTTGACGTTCACCTGTACCGCTGCGGGTATCGCTGGCTCGTTCTGGCCGTGCATCGCCACGACCACCTTCGCCGCGTTCACACGTGCTCGGACTTCCTCATTCCGATCCAACGCCACCCGCAGAAGGGCAGCCGGTAGGACGGTCATCGCCTCATCTGGAATCACCCAGCCCTTCCGCACAGCCGACGCGATCAACCGCAGATCCTTCCCAGGTGTCCGAGGGTCGATCTGTGCCACAGTGGGAACAAGCGGGGGAACCGGCTTCGCACCGCCCCCCAATCCCCCCTTTAACGGTTTGTCATCGGCTGGCCTGATCATCCTTCGCCCCCGCGTGTATGGAGCGAACGGGTCGGAGTTGCACCGCCCCCTCCCGACTGGTTGCCGGGTGTGCCGCTGTCTGCACTTCGTTCGCGAGCCTTCCCCTTGTACATCCCTGCCCCTAAGCGATCAATCTCGCTGAATGGCAACACCGGAACTGTCAACCGCTTACGGGCGTCCTGATCGATGAAATAGACATAGCGCAGCTGGAAACCACTCTTCGGCTTCCATCCCGCCTCCTTGTACTTCTTCATCGACGATGCCCCCGTCTCGCAAATGTGACCGCCCTTAGTGGTGGTGGTGCGCGAGATGACCGCCTTCGCCTGCTGCTGCTGCTTGCTTTTGCCGTCGGTCAAGCTGGTCCGGCTAAACACCTTGCCCTGTGGGGCTTCCCAGATCTGGTTGTTCTCCTTGATTCCCGTCAGCACAAACCCACTCGCCCGGTAAATCGTCCCGTCCCCGCATTGCGTCCCATCGGCAAACGACACAACCCACTTGATGTGCGGGTAGGTTTTTCGAATCCACCGCATCGCAAACCCAATGCACCGGCTTTCCCCGTTGCGCGGCAACCAGTCCGCGAATGCCATCCGGTTTAATTCAATGAACTCGTTCCACAGCGTCCCCCTGACCAGCGGCTGAATCTTGCGTTTATCCAGAGACGGCCCGAACTGCATAGCGCCGCCACACTTCCCATCGAGGAACACCCCGAGGTGAAGCTGAGAATTGTTGACCACCTTCCCGCTGTAATGCAATGCCTTCACGATCCGGTTTGCATCGCTCGCCGAGATTGGCCGCACTTCGAGACGCTTCGCCTCACCCACAGAAAGCCTCCGCGATCAGGGTCAGTGCGTTCCCGTTGCTGTTCTCGTTTGGCGAATCGCTGAAGTCCCCTTCCGTCTTCGCCTTTTCCATTGCCCGCTTTAGAATTTCCACTTGCGAATCATGGAGGGTGAACGTCATTTGTTGAAATGGCTCACGGTCCCCGTCTGCCAAATCTGGGGCCATCGCCTCCGCCGCGTTGAACACCCCCGCATCTTCCGCCAACGCCGTCAGCATGTCGGCCAGTTCTTGGCTCCCCGTCTCCACATCCTCAAGCAGTGTCCGCAAAGCGTCCGCGTCCGATTCGGCCATCGCTCCCAGCGGGTCGAACGTGGCGAGGATCTTGTCCGCCTCTTCCTCGCTCACGTCCAGCACCAGAACCGGTATCTCGGCGTTGTGGAGCGTCTCTGTGCGTAGGTGCCCGTCAATGAGCATCAGGCCGCCCTCTGGCGTTTCTCGGGCCAGCACGGCCGAAGCAATGCCGACCTCTGCCAGAACGCCGCGTAGTGCGTTTGCCTGCGACTCTGGATGCTTCCGCCAGTTCTTCGGGTTCGGCTGGAGTTGATCCGCTGGTACCCGCCGCAGTTCCTTGATCCGGTCTCTAATGTTCACGACGATCTCACCTGCAATGTGGCCACAAACACCCGCGTATTACTCGCCGAGGTCGTCGCCGTGCACTTCAGCACGTAGTCTGTCCCAGCAGTCCCCCCGCTGATCCGCACTTTCGCGCCCTCGTTGGCTGCCACTGTCGCCCCGGTGAACTCATCGGTGAATGCCAATGCCTGCACCGAAGGGGAACCGATCGTCAGCCCTGATGGAGTCGCGGTGACCGTCACCGATGACAACGTTTCGGCACTGGCCAACAGGTTGCCAAAGTCCAGCCCGAATAGGACCGACTCGTCCGGGTGTTTCCACAGCACTCGCTCTGCCGCAATCATCGGTAAGCCCTCCCCACGTCTGGCCGCTGTCTGCCCCGTGCCACGTCGGGCCGGATGGATCGCATTGTCTCAGGCCGTAGCCTCGCACGCCAGACCGGTGTCGGAGTCTCGGCCACCGCTGCCCCGATCCCATACCCCAGCGTGAGTACAAGCCCCGGGCTGCCCCAGGTGCCGTATCCCATCGTGAGAACGCTCGACGGACTGCCGTTCATGTCGCCTCAGTGATGCTTGTGGGAGTCGTGGCAGAGTTCAGCGTGAAGGTCTTCGCCGTGCTCCCGTCGATCTTCTTGAGTGTCTTCGTCGTGTCGCTGATGGCCGAATCTCCCATGTGGGCCATCAACTCAAACAGCGCTTGGGCCAGCGTCGGGGCCACACCAGCGGCGCGGTAGCTCTCGGTCATCTGACCCGTGTACAACGCCGTCGCGATCTCGCTTGCCGCACTCGCTGCCAAAGCGTTGGAGTCGATCGCACCAGCCGCAAAATGCGTGTGGTCAATCACTGCGGGCTGTAGGTCATGGATGACAGCTGCAATATGTCCGGTACCCGTGATTTTCACCTCGACGTTGCTCGCGTCTGACCGAGGAATCCGCCCGCCGTACGTCCCTGCCGTCGTGTGTCCGCTCATCGCCTCGTCCCAGATACCATCGGCGATCTCACCGACCGCATCCGTAGCCAATGCCGAGGCCGTGAGGACATTCGCCGCCATCGCACCGACCGACGCATCCATCCGCCCGCTTACGAGTGCGGCCGGGAGCCTGCTCTGGATGTCCTGCGTGTCTACCTCGATCCGATCCGCCACAGTGTCCACTGTCACCACCAAGTCCCGGATCGTGTCCAGAATTCCCGTGGTTGGATCGGTCGGCGTTGGTCCACTGCCCGGAATGCCGAGGATTGCACGGATGGCCGTCCGCTCGTCCGTCGTCCAGTCAGTGCCACCGCCGCCACCACCCGAGGGAGCCTGCTCGAGGGCCGTGGTGGTAAACCGGGTCGTTCCCGCCCCGTTGTTTTCGACCAAATCATTAAGCAGCGAGTCCGCCACACCTACCGGGCTCGCCGGGTCGTAGGCCACCGCCAGGAGATGGTCGAGATGGTTCAACTCGATCGCGTCCTGAACTTCGCTCTGGACCTCAGTGTCCCAGGCCGAATTCCACGGGATGGCCGTGAGTTCGCTTCCGTCGATAGACATGGCCGCGTTGGTGATCGCGCCAGCCGCGAAACTGCCCGAGGTAATCCCGCCCGTGTTGATCGACCCCACTGCACCCGTCACACTGGCCACGCTTCCGACCACATTTCCGCCGACGTTGCCTGTCACGCTACCAACTGCCCCGGTGACTGACCCCACAGACCCCGAGACGCTCGTGATAGCCTGCGCTGTGCTGATCGTTGTCCCACTCAGATTGACCGCCGTGGTCGGGCTGCCAATGTTCGCGAAGTCGATGCCCGCTTCCCCTCCGATCGACACATCCAGAGAACGCCCGGCCGTCGTGGGTTTGAGGCACGCCGTTTTTCGCAGCGTGAACCGCCCGACCACAGTTCCCACAGCCGACACGCTATCGACCGTCCCCGTAGTGATCACTACATCGAAGAACGACCCCGCCGCGTAGAATGCATCCGAGGTATCGACCGTGACATGATTGAGGCCAGTCACCCCGTCAAAGTCCGCCGTGAGGGTGACGCCCGTGGTCGTTTGGGTCGTGCTCGCGTCCTTGTACACAGACAGTGCAGGTGTGCCCGCCAGCGTGAATGGTGCCCCGCTCGATGGTCGCATCGTGGTAAACTTGAAGTAGATCACACTTGAGTTGTCGAAGTCGCCGAGACTCATGCTAGATCACCCTCGCCACTGGTAGTGCCACACTGCCACCGCCGCCGCTGGGAACAGTCACCTGATCAATGACTGGCGAATAAAACACGGTCCGCCGCGTGTCATCGCTCCAATTGCCAGTCGTCCGCCGAGTCCTGTATCCAGTCACCCAAGCCGTGCCAAACGCCAACAGGTCTTCCGGGTCAATCACGAGGTTTTCGAGATTGGTCACCGTTCCCGCCGTCGTCCGCGAACTGATTCGGAATCCGCTCCCACCATTGACCGTGACAGCGCCAGGAAAAAACACCCGCATCGTAGACGTTGACCCTGTCGCCTGCATGTCAATCGCCGAGTCGAGTGAAATCGTCTGGGCGACGGTCGTGTCGCTCGCGCCCGACCCCGAATAAATGCGGATCTCGCTGGTTGTCGACGCACTCATTCGGTACGCCGCCTCAACCCCCACCACACGGATCGATGTCAGATCTGACGGCACGGTAAACACCATGCCCTCCTCGATGATTGATGCCGTCGTGATGGCGTTGGCGCTGGTGACCGAAATTGGGTTGCCAAAGACCCACGATGTCCCCGCGCCCTTGACTCCTCCCACGACTGGAGTTCCCAACTGTGTGGTGACCGCTCCAGTATTGTTGTATGTTTGCCCACGAGGCCAATGCAGAGGGTTTCCCCCAACCCGGACGTTGTTGGTGATGCTCGTACCTGCCGTGATTTTCAACACCACCGCCAGCCGCTCGCTAATCGTCGGCGTGTAGCTGGACCCAAGTGTCCGCCACCCTGCCCCAGCCGTTGCTGTCCAGGAGTCCTTGGCGTTGCCGCTGGACTTGATAGTGCCGTCGGGAATGCCTGCTGCAGTCACGCCCTGCAGCGAGATTTCCGCCGTGGGTGTTCCGCTCACTGCCGAGAAATTAAAAAACGCCTTGGCGATAGACTCAGCCGACGTGGCGCGAAAGAGATAGGCGAAGTAGTCCGTCACCTCATCGGTTGCAAACGTCGTGAACGATGAAGACGTTTGGTCCTTCGAGTATGCCGCGACCACCAGCCCGTCAGCAGCAGCCATCGATCACCATCCTCTGAACGTGCGAGACTCGACAGCCGCGATGGCGTCGGGCGTGAATGCCGTGTGCCCGGCGAACCGCAGAAATGCCCCGATCTGCCACGCCAGCAAACGCGGATCTGTGGGGCGCTGTTCCAGCTCGTCGCGCGTGAATCCCAGTCCGTTACTTGCATCTCCAACCGTGTAGCCGAAATTGAGCTGGAAATCACCGTTTTCCCGCTGCGTGATTGATCCGACAAACACCGGCTGTGCGGGAGTCTGCAAGCCACCGCGCAACCGAATCCCGTCAATGACGCTCTGGGCTGTAGGGTCGGGCTTGCCCTCGATTGCCATGAAACAGCGCAGAGACTGCAACAGCATCGCGTCGGTCACATCGGACCGAAAGAACTCTCTGGTCTCGACGACCTCATCTCGCCCGTCCCAGACCATCCGCCAGTGGTCAGCGTCGACCTGCGTCAGTGTCACCGCGTACTGTCGTATCGGCTCCATCAGACGGGCCTCCACGGCTCAATGGGCTGATTCGTCCGGGTCTGATTCTGCTGCAATCGTGCCCACATCCCGCCAAGCTGGTTCAATGCCTCGGCGATCCGTGCAATCTGCGGGCCGGGACTGGCTTTTTCGAGCTGGGCCATCCGTTCGGCCAGTCGCCTCATGCTCGTATCGAGCGCCCCGATCTGCCCTGTTAGTCGGGCCAGTTCACGCTGCACGTCTAGATCAATCGGCATTTACTCAGCCTCCATCCTGCAAAGTAGGTCCGGTCTGTCTTGGTCGGTCGAATCCGAAAACAGCCACACCGCGAACCGCCACGCGAGATTTTCGAGCAGCGATCGCAGCAGCAGTAGCCCGATCGTCTCGATCAGGATACCACACCTCACATCTCGCTGCATGGCGTGCTCACAGTCGCGGGCAACGGTCTCCGCCACAAACGCCGGTTGATATCGTGCTGGCCGCCCCGCTCGCCTTGCCCACTTCGCCGCAGCCCTGGCCGTCTGTTTGGCCAACGCCGGGAGGTGCACGTTGGCCGCGACCCGCTCTTTCTCAGTCGGTGGAGCACCCACCGCGACCCGCTGTTGCTCGTCGGCCCAGTACTCAATCTGCAGCAGTACCGCGAGTTCGTTGACGGTCATTCAAGGCTGATCCTGATAGTCTTCCAATTGGTGGCGACCCGCACCTCGTTCTTCGGCGGTGACCACGTCGCCCCCTCGACACGATAGCCGATCCCCAAGCCGAATTTGGTCACCGTCCCCCGAGGCGTCGGATCGTCGAACGTGATTCGCGGCTCCGGCCCGCTCAGATCGTACCGCCCCCGGATCTCGCCCACCTGCAGGGTGACGCCGTCCGTCACCTCTGCGGTCTGGGGCTGATCTGGGACGAACGTAAACCGCCCACCACGCCCTGCGAATCGCCGCACGGTGTCAACGGTCGTCTCCGCCTCCGGGGCTCGCCGTGGGGCTGCTACGGGCTCGCTGGCGGGGTTTTTCTCGCGGTACGCTGCAACGAGTTGCTCGACGGTCTCGCGCCCCCGCCAGCCCACGATCTGCCAGTATCTCCCGTCCCCACCCTGGAAGATCCATGTTGGCGTGCTCTGGCCCTCCCGAGGGGCCTGGCGGGTGACCTGGAACGGAAACCCATTTTGAGCGATCCACGCATCGGCCGCAGCACACGGGGGACAATTGGCAGACGTGACCATCCAGACGCGGGGGAGTGCCGCCGCGATCCCGACGGGTGATGACGTCCCATCGGCCGCAGACGGCACCACGGCAGGAGGGCGGCTGCCGCTCCCCGGTCCTGGATTGATTGGCCCCGGGTCGGTGAATTGACCGAGGGCCGCGAGAATGATGATTGTCTTCACGCCATGAATCCTTTCCATCGGAATGTACGGGGGGCGAACCCTTGAACGCCGGACACCGTGTACGCGCCGAATGGCTGCGACAAAAGCGCGGTCATTGTGTCGACCGTGACAGCAAACCACCCGCCATCACCCCACCGCTCGCCGTGGGAGTTGGCGACCCAGATCAGCCCACGTGACCGGTCGTAGTCGACCGCGCAAACAGCGTGACCACCGAGGGACCGACCACCCGGCACCCGATCGATGATCCCGCCCGCGTACCCACCAATCTCGGTCGTCCAGTGCATCCCAAACACGGTCGCTCCGATCCCTGCCCCAAGCCGTTGGATCACCTCCTCCCCAGTTGTGGCTCTCGCGACGGACTGCACTCGATGGAGTTTCGCCCGCGCCACGAGGTGCAATGGTAGCTCGGACTCAAACAGTTCGCCCTGCCGCCAATATGGGTACTCACTCTCCAGCACGGCACCGGTGTCACGAGATGCCATGACACCCGCCTCGATGCTCACACCATTGTCCCCGCGTTGCAGCGTCTGCGCCCATTCAAGGGCCGCGAGATACGACCACCTCGCCGACAGATCTTCGGGGGACGCCTGGAACGCCAAATCGAACAGCCGGGACACTTCCAGCGCCTTGTCGACCGCGTTCCCAGAGCATGAGTTACGTAATCCCTGATCGTTGACCCTCAGCCACCGCCGCGCGTTCAGCGTGTCGGGGATGTCGCCGTCGTACACCGGCGGAGCACTACACACCAAGTCGACCAGATCGATCTCGACGGATGACGCCTCAAGGCAGCCTAGACCGTGCTCTTCACTCATCAGACCACCCCCGCGAGAGACTCAGCAACACCGACCGCCATCGCTCCCGATCCCATTTGTCCTGTTCCCCCGCCGCGTCAAGAATCGCCCGCTCCAGCCGCTCATTCGCCACACGCCGTGCCTCGACCTGCTCCGCTCTCCACGCCTCAGCCGCTGACGCCCAGTCCCCCGGATCGCTCTCAGCCGCCTTGGCAGCTCGCTGGGAGAGTTCGGCGAACAGGGTCGAACGAAACTCCACGGCAGCCTGCTCGACCGCATCCGCTGGCGGGGTGGGGCTCACGTCACCGGGAGGACGTATCGGAGCACATCCACACCCCACCAGCAGGATCAGCGGCCAGAGCATTCTCACTTGGGCGGCTCCGTCGGGTTGCTCTGCTGCCACGCCTTGACCACCGCTGTCAGCCGGTCCCACTCGCACGCAACCGCCAACTCATAGACGCTCTGGCACACCTCCCGATGACCCGGTGATCCCGGCTTGGCCGCGTCCGCTGAGGGCTTGCCCAGAAACGCCTGCCCCACACCGCCAGCCGCAGCCAGCAGCGCCGGCACGCCAGCCCAGACCGCGAGTTCCCCGGGGGTGCCGTCGGCCGTGGTGAGGCGACCGAGGTTGCCGGTCGCGATCAGGCCAGACAGCAGAGAGACGATTTGCGTGATCAGGCGGGGCCACTTCATGGGGTAGGGCTCGGCGGGGGAGGGGTCGGCACCAGGGGCGACGGGGGGCCGACAATGACCAACGCTTGAATGATTTCCATCACGCGGATCATCAATTCCTGTGCCCGTTGCTGCAGTCGCGGATTGTTGCTCGCCGGGGGAATTCCGGCAGGGGGTGGGAGCAGCGCGAGGGCCTGCCGCAGGCGGCTTTCGAGTTCATCAGGGGTCATGCTTGCACCGTATGTTTTTGTTGAGTTCGTGAACGTCGGCCGCCAGACTCTTGAGGGCGTCGCTGTCGTTTTCGCGGGTCTCTTTCAGCGTTTCCATCAGTTCGCGTTGTGCTGCCGCCAGAGGTCGAATCACCTCCGTATACAGCACACTCGCACCGTCGCGACCCCAAATCACCCCATTCCGAATCGCCCATGCCAATGCCCCGAGGAACAGTGCACAAGCCCCGGCCAGAGTCCATGTCGGGCCAGCCTCAGCGTTGAATGGGCCAGCATCCGCAAACAGCGGACCGACAAACGCCATCCCCACGCCGATTAGCTGGTTCACTTCGACGGCTCCACCGGAATCACCGCCGTCGATGTAGCCCACCGCTGCACCACATGCAGCATCACCCGCCGCACGTCGTGGCCTGACAGTTTCCCCGCCTCACTCCCCACAATCGCTTGCGTGTCCATGTCGGCACCTCCGCTAGCGATTGTGGGGGACGGGCGCGAGGTCGTCAAGGTTATTCGGTTTCCGCGAACCCGAGGGCCATCATCTGAGACACTCGCCATCCTCGTAGCTGCTCCCAGTCCGGGGGCTTGCCCTGCAGCAGCACCCCCAGTCGTGCCAATCTCTCGGCCACCGTGTCGATCCTCGCCCGGCTCGCGGCGGGGCCGTGTGTCCCGCCCATCTGCTCGACACGGCGATTACGCTGGGCTGGTGGGGCTGGTGATCTGGCTTGTCGGATGCGGGTGTAGAGGGTGCGATCGGTCACATGATCCTCCGTTGCCGTAACCGCTCCTTGATCAGGTTGCAGTATTCGGGATTGAGTTCAATGCCGACAACCCGCCGCCCGGCGTTCTGCGCGACCTGCGCGGTGGTGCCGGACCCCATGAACGGGTCCAGGACCGTGCAGGGAATCGCGGTGTGTTCGGGACAGTCGCAGGTCGGCTCCCAGCC